GAACGTATTTGTAAATAATCATGTCATCATGATATTCTGATGCTAAAAAACCAAAGGCTTTGTTTCTAGCTTTAAATGTCTTGTTTCTATAGTCTTCAAACTTATCAAACTTAACCAAAGGCTTTATTTTAAATGTTAGTTTCATTATTTCCTCCCTATTAATTTTTCACATAAAACTTTCATCTGCTTGTAGGTAATACCCTCATCACAAGTAAAACCAAACTCTTCAGAAAAATATTCGTTGAATGATCTTTTGTCCAAGTAAAGATAGTCATTCCATAATTCTCCAATCTTATCTTGATCAGTTTTACTCTTTTCAAATTCATGTTCTTCTGCTTTTTCCCAAACATTTATGAATTTTCTAATCCATTTTTCTTGAATGTTTGTTAAACTTATAGTTCCACAATGATGATCATATAAAAGATCATCTGCACAAATCAGAGGGTTATATTTATTTCTTAACAACCATCTATTATAAAGTTTGTTTAATGCCTTTAAACTGTCCATTTAGTCCTCCTTAACTGCCAAGATAAAACAACCTATACAATTCAAAATTTCATAACCTTTAAATCCATCCTTTTCATATGGATAAAAATAATCTCTACTATGTCCAACAAAGTAAGCATCTCTGATGCCTAATGAATTATTTGCAAATCTTTCTCTTTCATCTCTTTCAACTTTACGAAAAGATTGATTTGCACATGCATCAACACCATCAGTCATTCCGTTAAACCTAGATCTTGTTGAAATATAAAGATCATCAAAATTCTTTTTGATAAAACTTTTAATAGTTGCTCTAGTTATTTTTTTCATTTTAGTCCTCCATTTTTTCAATTGATAAAACGTCTTTGTATCCTTTTTTCTCTAGGATTTTATACATGGCAAGAGCCTCTTCATAAGTTTCGTAATAGTCATAAACTCCGTAACAAAATAAAACGTACATTATTTACCTCCATTTAATTTCATTAAAATAATATCAACGTGTTTGAAGTCTCTTCTACCATCAACTTCCCATGTAGATGTTTCGGCAGTTTGCTCTTGTTTTAGAATTGCTTTCAAAACTTTTTGTTGTTCTTTAGTTAAATAAATATTCATTTTTATTCTCCATAAAATTTTAACTTAATAAGAGACTACCATAAAAATTAAATAAAAAAAACATTTAATTGCAATTAATGACAATTATTTTACTTATATAGTCTTTTTCACAACGAAAATATTTTTGAAAATATTTTTGAGAAAATAGGTGTGAAAGTGTGAAAGTGTGAAAACTGTTCTCAAACCCTTATCCACTCTCAAATAATTTTCACACTTTATTCACATTTTCACACTTTAATTCACTACCAAGCGTGTGCGAGGGTTATGTTTTTTCTAAATTGATTTGGTTGTAGAAATCCCTTATATTGGTTTTATGGCTAATAAAAATAAACTTACTGCAAGACAAAGAGAATTTGCTAAACACTATGTTGAGGGTATTTATTCTGCTAAACAATGTGCAGTTAAAAGTGGATACTCTGAAGATAGTGCTAGATATCATGCATCTAAATTATTAAATGGAAAAGATTTTCCTTTAGTTACTGAATACATCAAAGAACTTCGAGATGAAAGAGAAAGAAGATATGGAGTGACTTTGATAGGACAATTAAAAAGATTATCTGAACTATCTCACAAAGCAGAAGAACAAGGACAGTTTTCTGCATCAATAAATGCAGAAGTAAGAAGATCTGCATTAGGTGGTTTAACAGTTGATAGGAGAGAACAAAATCATATCCATCAACTTGATAAATTAAGTAGAGAAGAAATTGTTGCAAGACTTGAACAAATTAGAAAAGAGCATCCTCATGCTTTTGTAGAGGGTCAATTTAAGAAAGTAGAAGATGACAGAGAAAAATCTTTGGTTGCAATTGAAGAAAAATCTACCTCCCAAAACTCATTATCAAAGGATTGAAAACAGAGTTTCAAATGGCATGTGTGACACATTTTTATGTCATAATGGGAAATCTGTATTTGTTGAGTTAAAAACAACAAAAAACAACAAGATTTTGCTACAAACCTCACAGATTGCTTGGAATATGTCGTTATTTAATGCAAAAGGGTTGTCTTTTTTCTTGGCAAAGCACCTCTTGACCTCTGACCTATTTTTGTTTGAGGGTCGTCAAGCCATTGAATTATATGAAAAAGGGTTGCTTACCAAGTGTAAATTAAAAACAAAAAACATGAAAGAAATTTTGGATTTCATCTTCTGCAGCCCTTAACATGTTAACTAATTCCTGGAAAGCCAGGCCTTTAACATGTTAACGATCGCCTTGCGTCTTGCGTCTTGATGACCGATGGTCAATTGACCATCGTAAAGGGTTCCTTGCGTCTTGCGTCTTGTGACCGTTTGTGATCGAAAACGATCACAAAAAAAAGAGACTAGGAAGGGGAGGAAATCCTAGTCTCTCGATTTTGATAAGTGAGCTATCCCGATTAGCTCACTTATTGTTTAACATGTTAAATTGTTCATTGTCAATTCTAATTCAAGAATTTATTGTTATAATGATCTAATTGATGATTATAAACAATGAACCCATTATCTTTAAATTCATTAAATAACTCTTTGTCGGTCTCTTTATAACTTAGTCCAATAATTTTATTATATTCTAAAACATTATTTAGATCACTTTTATCACCGTCAATAACTTGACGTCCTAAAAATGTTTTTGGGAATTCATCATAAAAAACTACAGAAATTGGAAAGTTTGTTTTTAATGCTAGTCTAACTTGATTAGAATATTGAACCCTACCAGAAAAAGAAAAAACTAAATAATAATTACTTGGCATTTTTTCAAATAATCTTTTAGCAATTTTTGTATAATCAACAAAAATTAAATTAGGGTATTTTTCCATTAAACCAGTTTTATAAAATGGATAATCACTAATTGTATTTAATCTAACAAAACCAGTTTTATTATTAGATATACATTTTTTATTAAAATTAAATAACTCTTTGTCTAATTGATTAATAAAACCAATTCGATCATTTAATAAAAATTCTGTTTTCTTTTTTCTGGCAATATTTACAGATTTAAAAACTTTAGCAAATCCAGAACCTTTTAAGCATAAATCCATGCACCCACCAGATTTAGCACCCCCACAAATTTTATAATCTGGCATTAAAGATAAGCTTGCATAATCTGGAACAAAAATATTTCTTTTATACCATGCATTCATATATTTGATTGATTTTTTAACTTTAGTATTACTTTGATTTGTAGATAATAATTTCATTTTTTTAACCTCACTTTTTATTTAATTATAAACCCATTGCAATAAATTGCAATGGGTTTTTAGTTTTAAAGATATTTAAATAAATCTCTTGTAGTATATTTAAAATACCCTCGATTATGAATTTTTAATCTATCTAGTATACCTTTTTTCAATACTAGATATTTTTTACTTTTAACAATTTTAGCTTTTCCAGATTTTAAACCTTTTTCTTTGTTTATCTCAATTAAAGCTTTTATTGTTTTTTCAAATTCTTTTAGACCATTGTAAACTTTTTTATTATCTTTTGATAATTCGAACATTTCCAATAATGCTAAAATTGCTTTTTGTCTATCTTCAATTGAATAACAATTGAATTCACTTTTTATCATGTCTTTTTCAATGTTTATTTTTTGATATGTCATTTTTTTTCCTTTCATATCGTTTTTGTTTATACATAAACAATAACAAGTAATTACAAGTATTACAAGAAAAAAGATTAAAAAAATAAAACTATCGATTAACATGTTAACTATCCAGGCCTTTAACATGTTAACTATTAACATGTTAACGATCGAGGCAAGACCGTACATGAGCCATGACCGAAGGTCATGACCGTTTATAGCGACCGTAGGGAGCGACCGTAGTTGGTTAACATTGTTAACTAAAACCTGGTTCTTGCATCTTGGAGAATATTTTTTTAACAGAATCTCTGTCTTGCGTCTTGCGTGTTTATGACCGTTTTAAAAAACAAGCACAAAAAAAATGGGAGCCATTGGCTCCCATTCTTCGAGGATAACTCTTTAATAATCCATGTTCTCCCACATTTTTATAAACTTTAATAACTCTTTGTTATCTTGTAATAGATCTTTTTCTATTTCGTTGTCTATATTATCTTGTAACCAAGTTTTAATTTTTTGTAGTATTTCTTTTTCATCCATTTTAATCCTCCTATTATAATTTTATTATCTTGAAATCTTTTTTAAATTCTTTGAAAGAATAACCACTTAACTTTCCTTGGCTATCCAATTCAAAAAAAGGAACATGATCGTTGGAATAAATTTCTTTTAAACAATCTATCGCATCCTTCTTTGTTCTAAAATATCCATTTTCAATTGTATATCCAGTATCACTGGATATTAATTTCCAGTTTGGTTCAAATTTATTTCCAAACTTTCTTATAGAAATATCGCTCATTATTTTATCCTTTCTAGGAAGTGGCTCTAAGCCACTTCCCTTTTTACTGTTAATCTATTTGATGGACGATCTCTAAACAAATGAACTGTACCTTTCCAATCCTTAGATACTGGTTCATACTTTCCATGTTTCTTTCCTCCAAGATCAAAGAAAGGCTCTGTAAAGAAAAAATCAAACATGTAAGGATTGTATCTTACAGTTTCATAGAACTCAGTTAGCTTCCAATACTTATCTATTGTATCAACAAGTTCTCCAACAACGAAAGCATGAACATATTTCTTTCCTTCTTTGATAACTCTCTGTCTTGTTTTTTCAGAGACCACAAACTTTGCATTCTCCAATCTAATATCATCTGAATATCCAATAACTTTTCTTGTCTTGTAGTCTTGGATACTCCAAGTGTTTCTTGTTAGGTTTTTGTAAACTTTAACTTTGTTTAACATGTTAATTATCCTCTATTTTTGTTTCGTTGATTTTATTATCCATATCCTAGTTAAACAGTCAACAATTAATTACAATTAATTGCATTTATTTTAACTTTCTTATTAACATGTTAACTATCTCTCCAAGTTATTACTTAACATGTTAACTGTCTTGGTGTTACTGATTTAATTAACATGTTCACTTTGCAATCTATTGACCCCCTCCCACCCATATAACGGGGGTGTGCAGTATGTGGCATGTCATGTCATGTTAGCTTGATAAATTCATTGAAATATATTATCGTTCGGACATGAACTTAGACTCGTTGCCAAGGGAGGTGTTACAAGAAGTCCTCCAACTTGAAGAACAAAAGAAAAAACTTGAAACTCGTGAATTGGCGAGGAACAAGTTTATGGCGTATGCCTAACATGTATACGAAGGATTTATCGAGGGACGACACCACAGAATCATAGCTGAAAAGCTTGAGGCGATTGCCGAGGGTAAATTGAAGCGTCTAATCATTAATATGCCTCCCAGACATTCCAAGTCTGAATTAGCTTCTTACCTCATGCCTTCTTGGTTTTTAGGAAGAAACCCTAAATTAAAAATAATTCAA